CACTTTATCTCTGTGCAAGAGCTGTCCAACCCAGCAACGCTGTCAACGGATCTGTTCTTCCCGCCGGGGTACTTGCGGGCGTTCACGTACAACTTGGCGATGGAGATCGCGCCTGAGTTTGGCGTCGAGCCTAGCCCGCAAGTGCAGCGTATTGCCATGACCAGCAAACGCAACCTCAAGCGCATCAACAACCCTGACGATGTGATGTCAATGCCTTACGCGATTGTGGCGACTCGACAGCGTTTTAACATTTACGCGGGAAATTACTAACATGACTACCATTGCTATCACGGCGCTGCCAGCAGCTACTTTTGCGGCTACAACCGACGTTTTGCCGATTGTCCAATCGGGCACGACCAAACAAGTTACCAACGCCACCTTGTTTACCAACGCAACGTTGGTTACGCCTGCGTTGGGGGTTGTCGCTAGCGGCAACATTAGCGCGTGTACCAGTACCAGCATGGTCATGGTGTCGCCTGTGCTTGGCACGCCTACAAGTGGCACTTTGACGAATTGCACGGGCACGGCGGCTGGGCTGACAGCAGGAAACGTCACCACCAACGCAAACCTGACTGGTGCTGTGACTTCGGTGGGCAACGCTACGTCGTTGGGATCGTTCACTTCTGCTCAACTGCTGGCAGCACTGACTGATGAAACCGGCACAGGTGCTAACGTATTTGCTACTACCCCAACGTTGGTTACGCCGGTTTTGGGCGTAGCCACCGGCACAAGTATTTCGTTGAGCGGTTTTAGTGCTGTCAGCGCCGCTGCTCCAACGATTGCAAGCGGGGCGACCATTGCGCCGACAACGCCGATTGTGTTTATCTCGGGAACGGCGGCGGTTGTCACCATCACGGCAGCAGCGCCCATTTCTACCGGCGGCGGCACGATCACGTTGATCCCAACCGGCGCGTTTACTTGGACAGCCGCAGGCAACATCGCTGTGCTTGGCACTGCCGTTGTAAGCCGTGCGCTCACGATGACCTACGATGTGACGACCACAAAATGGTATCCAAGTTACGTCTGACATGAAAACACCAATTCTTGGGTCAGCCTATGTTGCTCGCAGCGTCAACGCTGCGGACGCACGCATGGTCAATTTGTTCCCAGAAATTGTGCCAGAGGCGGGCAAAGAACCCGGGTTTCTAAACAGAGCGCCTGGGCTAGAGTTCCTACAGACAGTCGGCACTGGCCCTATTCGGGCGCTGTGGGCACACCAGACCAACGGCAGCGATTTCTACGTTGTGTCGGGCCAAGAGGTGTTCAAGCTGACCAGCCTTACCGCCACGCCTCAGTTTCTTGGCAATGTGTCGGGCGCGGGGCCGGTGTCTATTGCAGACAACGGGACGCAGATCTTTTTTGCCTGTAACGGCCCTAGCTTCATTTACAACGAAGTTACCAACGTATTCGCCCAGATTACAGACCCTGATTTTGCTGGCGCGGTGACGGTGGCGTACCTTGACGGGTACTTTGTGTTCAACCAGCCCAACAGCCAATTTATTTGGGTGACTCAGTTGCTGGACGGCACTTCTGTTGACCCGTTGGACTTTGCGTCTGCTGAAGGATCGCCAGACGGCGTGGTCGGCATCATTGCTGATCACCGTGAGCTATGGGTGTTTGGTACGGATTCGGTCGAGGTCTGGTACGACTCCGGCGCGGCTGACTTCCCGCTGCAACGCATCCAAGGCGCGTTCAATGAGATCGGGTGCGTCTCGGCGTACTCTATCGCCAAGTTGGACAACGGCCTGTTCTGGCTAGGCACCGACGCCCGAGGGCAAGGCATCGTCTACCGCGCCAATGGTTACACCGGGGTGCGCGTATCCACGCACGCCGTTGAGTACGCCATCGCCCAATACGGCAACATCTCTGACGCCATTGCCTATACTTATCAGCAAGAAGGCCACGCCTTTTATGTGCTGATCTTCCCTAGCGCCAACGCCACTTGGGTCTATGACGTATCCACCCAGGCATGGCATGAGCGAGCGGGGTTTGACAACGGCGAGTTCACGCGCCACCGCAGCAACTGCCAGTGCAATTTTGCTGGCAATACGGTGGTTGGCGATTTTCAAACTGGCAACATCTATTCGCTTAATCTGGACACCTACGCCGACAACGGCGAGATTCAGAAATGGCTACGGTCATGGCGGGCGTTGCCCACCGGCACAAACAACCTTAAGCGCACGGCGCAGCACAGCTTGCAGTTGGACTGCGAGTCTGGCGTTGGGTTGACGCTTTACCCTGCATACGCGGGCGGCGAAAACATCGACACTGAGGCCGGATTGAATCTTGTTGCCGAGTACAACCAAGTGTATTTGGCTACCCAATCAGGCGATATATTGACGACTGAGGCAGGGGACGATTTAACCCAATACGACTTGCCGGACGTTGACATCACCGGTTACGAGTTGGTGACCACAGCCTATCCTGCTGCCTCCGGCTATAACCCAGAGGCCATGCTGCGCTGGTCAGACGACGGCGGTCACACTTGGTCAAACGAGCACTGGTCTTCGATGGGCAAAATCGGAGCGTACGGGCACAGAGTGTTCTGGCGCAGGCTGGGCATGACGCTCAAGTTGCGTGACCGCGTGTACGAAGTGTCTGGCACCGATCCTGTCAAGATTGCCATCATGGGCGCTGAACTGCAAATAAGCGGCACCAATGCCTAATTACTCTACGCAGATCACCCCGCCGCGTGTGCCTCTTACGGATGAGCGCACGGGCGCGGTGTCGCGGGAATGGTACCGCTGGTTTTACAATCTCTACACGATCACGGGCGGCGGGCTTGGCATCACGCCGGTCATCAACGGCGGCACCGGCCTCGCCACCGTCCCAACCAACGGGCAACTGCTGATTGGCAACGGCACGGGGTACACGCTGAACACGCTGGGCGCTGGGCAAAACATCTTAGTGACCAACGGCGCAGGGACAATTCTTGTCTCCTTGACGGGTCAAGTACCGGTCGTCAACGGCGGCACGGGGGCTAGCACTCCAGCCGGTGCGCGGGCCAACCTGTCGGCAGCGGTGCTGGGCGCAAACGACGACATCACCAGTATGTCGGCCCTGACGGGCGGCATCTCCACGCCGACTTTCATCCAGATGAACACAACGCCTGTAACGGTGTCGGGCATAGGGAAAATAAACTGGAACGCTACTGACCAAACGCTTGACATTGGCATGGACTATGGTGTAGTCCAACAAGTTGGGATGGAGACGTATGCACGGGTTCAAAACAACACGGGCAGCACCATCCCTAACGGCACGGTTGTTGGGTTCTCCGGTGTCGGCCCAGACGACACGCTAGAGGTCACGCCTTATTTGGCAGACGGGGTTACGCCCACCTTGTACGTTTTGGGCGTGATAACGCACGATCTGCCAGACACCGGCGAAAAAGGCTACTGCACAACCTTCGGCTATGTCCGTGACGTAGACACCAGCGCGTTTGCGGTGGGCGACATCTTGTATGCCAGCCCTACCGTTGCAGGCGGGCTGACTAACGTCAAGCCAACAGCGCCAGACAACGTGGTGCCAATCGCCGCTGTGCTGCACGTCAGCGCGACGGTCGGCATCATCTTCGTGCGGCCCACGATCCAGCAACAGCTTTACTACGGCGAGTTCACCAAGACCAACAGCCAATCTCCCGCTGTTGCGAACACGGCTTACGAGCTGTTGTTTACAAATACAGAGATCGCCAACGGCGTCAGCATCGGCGGCACCACCTCACAGATCATCGTTGCCCAAGCTGGGTTGTACAACATCGCGGCCTCGGTGCAGATCACATCCACCAACGCATCGCAGAAGTCCGTTTGGGTCTGGCTGCGGCTGAACGGAACCACGGATTTTCCCAATTCCGCTAGAATTGCATCAATTACGCTGAACAACGGCTATCTGGTAGTGTCTCTCAACGAGGTTGCGTCCCTAAATGCCGGGGACTTCATCGAGGTCATGTACGCTGCCAACAACACGAACGTCAGCATCGCCACGGTCGCGGCAACGGCGTTCGCACCGGCAGCGCCAGCGGTGATTTTGGCGGTTACGCAGACGGAACAGTAATGGAGCACCTACAAAAGCATTTTGAGAGCGCGTTGGCTTTGCCGCCAGACGCAGCGCAATGGCTGTTGGATTTGTGGCGCGTCATTCAAATGCTTGACGATGTGGTTGACAATGACCCAATTGAACGGGAAGAACTGAACAACACAATTTTTTTGTCGCTAATTGGGCTACCTGCTAATCCGTTTTTTCAAGCGCATAGCGCAAATTTACTGCCCGTGCTTGCTACAGCAATCTTAAAATGGCAAGCATCGGATACAACAGAACGTGATAACAAGGCCGACGCCAAATCTTTTGTTTGGCGTGCGTCCTATTACGATGTTGTGATGACGGTAGTGCTTCTGTGTCATGGGCCTAAAAAAGCTGTTAACGCTGCGCCTTACGTTATGGCGATGTACGGCGAAACGTTTGACGATTATCTGAAGGAATTTCCAAATGCCTAATCCAGTAGCGGGAATAGTCGGCGGTGCAGTAGGCAGCGCGCTTATTGGCGGCAGCGCGGCAAAAAAAGCAGCTAAAACGCAATCAAAAGCGGCAGATCGAGCCGCACAACTGCAACAAAGTCAGTTTGAACAGACTCGTCAAGACCAGATGCCGTTTCTGCAATCTGGCGTCGGGGCGGTCAACCGGCTGAACGAACTGTTGGGGCTTGAATCGCAGCCAGCTTATCAAACCACCAACGCACCGCCCCCGCGTCCTTCATCTGGTTTTTTGGCAAACGCTATGTTTGACCGTCAGTTTGATCAATTGGGTAATAGGCAAAACGCTATGCCTATGGCGCGAGCACCTCGGGGTGCGGACTTCGGGAAGTACGCCAGAGACTTTGGGATGCAAGATTTTGAAGCAGACCCTGGCTATGCGTTTAGGTTGGCTGAAGGCCAGAAAGCACTTGACCGTCAGGCGGCATCGCGTGGCGGGCTGATCTCCGGCGGGGCGCTTAGGGCAGCAACTCGATACGGCCAAGAGATGGGCTCGCAAGAGTTCACCAACGCCTACAACCGTTACCAAACCAACCGCGCCAACCAGTTGAACCCGCTGCAATCAATGGCAGGTCAAGGGCAGACTACGGCTGCACAGTTAGGCCAAGCAGGGCAGAACTACGCAACCGGCGCAGGCGAGGCGCTGACCAGCGGCGCTGCGGCGCGGGCGTCAGGCTACGTGGGGGCCGCGAACGCGCTGACGGGAGCGTTGGGCACTGGG